GGCCGAGCGATCCGGTCAGCGTCTTCAACTACATCAAGGATCACCAAGATGTCGACTACTACGCCTTTGTTCATCTGCAACTCGGACCAGGCGAAGACCGCAATGGTCCACCAAGCTTTACGCGATTCCCTAAGGCGTATTTCTTAGGGGTGAGGGATGCCAAGTCGTATATGGCAGAAGCAGAGGAGGTCAAGAAGGGAACGATCTTTGACAGTGGTCACGAAGCAAAGGCAGACTCAATGAATCTGGCGGCCGCAAAGTTGTTGCCAGTCACAGTATTAGGAGGGAACGAGAATGAGTAAGCAAATCGCAGCAGCGCTCGCAGCGCCTTTCACCGGCACGGATCTGAAGCAGCGCCCAGGGCGCGGCGGAATGACCTTCACCTACGCAGATGCACGAGCCGTCGCCCAGCGCCTTGACGATGTTCTGGGGCTGGCTGGCTGGCAGTTTGAGGTCAAGGTTGCTGACGCCCAGCGCTTCGTCGTACACGGCACCTTGGTCGCAGTGATTGACGGCGTGACCACTGTCCGACAGGACTTTGGCTACCCAAACAGCGCGCAGGATGACGAGCCACTCAAGTCAGCAGCAAGCGACGCCCTGCGCCGCTGTGCAGCCCAGATTGGGGTAGGGCGGTCTCTTTATGCGTCAGGCACAGGAGCGAGCCTCTCCGTGGCTCCTACACCCCTCTCCGTGGCTTCTGTGAAGGCATCTCAGCCTTCGGTTTCTACGAGTGATGTGGCCGTAGCAGCCGCAATGCTCTTCGCAGAGGGCGAATGCCCAGACCACCGCACGGCGTGGTCGTTCAAGCCTGCCGGTATTAGCAAGGCTGGCAAGCCGTACAACGCGTTCTACGCGTGCAGCGGCAAGTCGAACGGCACCTTCTGCCAGCGCAAGCCCAGCATCGCCTGGACTAACGCCCAGGTGCGCGATGAGGGTGAGGCAATGCTTGCCGCCAAGGCGAAGGGGCTGCACGATGGCAACCCTGAGCTGGAGACAGCGCTTGAGGACCTGCCGTTCTAAGTCGAGCGGCATCATCTACGGCTGGGAGAGACTGGTGACCTCCACCTCTCCCAGCCACTAACACAGAGCGGAGGACGAAATGAGTCTATGGGTCAAGTGGGATGTCAACAGTCACAAGGATGACAAGATCGCAGCGCTGACTGACACGCAGTTCCGCGCCTTTATTACGCTGATCGCGGAGGTGAAGACCTTGCGCTCCGGCGGAGTCTTCAAGAACCGAAAGCACGCCAAGGCAGTCATCGGATCACGGCTCGGAAGGGCTGTGGATAAGTTGATTGAGAGCGGCCTCCTAACCGAATCTGGAGACGGTGTCGTGGCAGTGTCGAACTACTCTCGGTATCAAGTCGACCCAACCTCGACCTCGCGTGGACAAACTTGGCGAGCACGAAAAGGTGGGGAGTCAACGGTACCAGAGCAGAGCAGAACAGAGCAGAGCAGAATCTCTCCCTTACCCTCTCTTAAACGAGACGGAAAGAGCAGGCTCTTGCCTATCGGAGAGATCCTTGGAGTGAAGAAGTGAAAATACGAGTGGAGAACCCTTCAGCTCGGACACTCTTGCAGAGAGAGCGACGAGCCAAGGAGACTCCAGAGGAGCGAGCATTGAGGGTGCTGAAGTACACGCTCTACAACCATCGTATGACGATGGAGCAGTACACGGCCTTACGGCTAGCACAGGCTGACCGGTGCGGTGCGTGCAAGGAGCCGCTTCGCTTTGGTGAGCCACGCGCGGTGACGGTCGATCACGATCCGCGCTGCTGCCAGTACGAAGGGCTAGGCACTCGGAGGACAAAGGGAGCGCCGATCTCGTGCGGCAAGTGCGTCAGAGCGCTGCTCTGCGGACCGTGCAACCGAGCCGTCGGATTCCTGGAGCGCTATCCACAGCGCTTGCACATGTGGATTGAGTATGTGAGGAGGGTCATGAAGTGAGCGCACACATTGCATTCGTCGGACCACAGGGGTCAGGCAAGAGCACGCTGGCAGAGATGCTGGAGGAGCGGCGCAAGAGCCGGTACATCGTGCTCCCAATCGCGCAGACCATCCGTGAGGTGGCATCGCTCGCCTACGGCGTGGACTTCGACAAGAGCAAGCACTACGAGCAGCGCCGCCTAGGCTTGGATGTCAAGACCTCAGGCCGCGAGATCCTGCAAGACATCGGCGCGCAGCTGCGAGAACTGGATGCCTACTTCTGGATCAAGGCGTGGCACGACGCGTTCAACCGTCTGGCACCGCTAGGTCGGCCAATCGCCATTGACGATGTGCGTCTGCCACTGGAGGCGCACTTCCTCCGGCAGCACATCCCAGGGATCACCATCGTGCGTGTGTTCGCCTCCGCAGCGGCTCGCACCGAGCGCCGTGGGGTGCTCCAAGGGGCAGCCGATGTGACCGAGCACGGCTACCTCCAGACCGAGTACGACTTGCAGATCGACACAACAGACTTGACAGCGGAGAAGTCCTACGCGATCCTCAGGCAGTACATGGTGGATAACGGCAAGTGGTCGGCATCCCCAGAGGAGGAATCATGAGCAATGTCGCGCTAACAGAACTAGAGACACGAGCGGCGCAGCTCGGCTATCACTACGACGGCCTGGTGCGAGTCGGTGAGCCAGCACTCTGGACGGTGGTGCTCATTGACTCCGCTGGGTCGGAACTGACATTCCAGGGCGACACCATTGAGGGAGCCATCGAACTGGCAACTGATCGCATGGCAATCCTGTCAGGGCTGTGCGACCTATGAGCGGCATCTATCGAATTGATCTCGGAAACGGAAATTTCTACATTGGGTCGGCGTCAAAACTAACAAGGCGTAAACTTGAACACCTGCGTAGATTGCAAGACGGTAAGCATCACAACATCAGAATGCAAAACTCTTGGAACAAATACCGCGTGTTCGATTTTGCCGTTGTGGAGCAATGCGAAATTGAGTTGCTGACCATTCGCGAGCAGGTGTGGATTGATAGGTATTTCGGCGATCCGAAAAATTTGAATATTGCACCGGTAGCGAACTCAACTCTCGGAGTTATTCTTTCGCAAGAAACGCGCTCAAAAATGTCTTTAGCCAAGAAGGGCAGACATGCCTCAGAAGAAGCTCGTGCGAATATGTCTATGGCAAGAAAGGGTATTCCTCTCTCGCCTGAGCATCGTGCGAAGTTATCCGCTGTCCGCAAGGGCATGATTTATTCGCCTGAGGCACGCGCGAAAATGTCCGCTTCGCACAAGGGTAAAAAGCGCGCGCCATTTACGCAAGAACATCGTGCCAATATGTCGTCTGCAGTAATCGCCAGTTGGGCGCGCCGCCGTGCAGCAATGGCGGCCGCAGTATGAGCGGCTTCTCCTATCTCGGCATCACGCTCATTGTCATCAACACTGCGCTCTTTCTCGTGGTGTTCGCTAGTCTGCCGATGAGCATCAAGCGCGGCGTAGGTATTGCGCCGTCAATGATCTACCTGCTCACCACGGCAGCGACAGTGGTCTGGATCTGGAGGGCATTGCAGTGGCAGGCGTAAAGACCAAGCGCGCAGGCGCAGCCAAGCCGCCGGTATGGACGGTGACCAACTGCACCGACTGCGGCAAGGTGATTGACTACACCGACCCTAAGCGGCAGGTGTTCCCTGGCACGCGCGTACTGGTAGTCCACGAGAAGGGCCGACGCTTTGAGTGGCGGCATAAGGCGTGCGTGAAGTGAGTCAGATCGAGATCCTCACGCCTGAGCTGGATGAGGGCATCAAGTGCGTGCAAGAGGGCGCAGATGCGTGGTGCTATGACCCCAAGATCGGTCGCCAGTTCGCCAAGTTGAGCATCCGGTACTCGGACGCAATCGCGCCAGAGGGCTGGTTCTTCCTCAATGAGCACATCTTCAACCGCGCAACCATCGCGGACTTGATCAAGGCAGGTCACCTAGAACTGCAACAGTCCGTGTTCACGCTGTCCGATGGCGGACACGCACGGCTAGGAAGGCTGGTACGAAAGTGAGCAAAATGAGCGACCTAGACATTGACGAGCAGAACAAAGAGAAGTCCAAGCGCGGCAAGCGCGCACGCAACAAGGGCAACTCATTCGAGCGAGAGGTCGCCGAGAAGATCGGCGGTGTGCGCGTCGGCCAGTACGGCGGCAAGACCGATGTCATGTCCGACTGGATCGTCATCCAGTGCAAGGTCGGCAACGGCTCCTACTCGGAGCGCTACGACGGCTGGCTCCGGTCGGTCAAGGG